ATCAAAAAGAATCTGTGCTTGCTACCGCGCGGGAGCTCGCTTCCGGTAACGGTGACCTCGCACAGGTCAAGAGCCTGATGGCTGAAGCCAAGGGCATTGAAGAGCGCATCGAGACAATCAAGGCACTCGGACAAGGCCACCCTGTGGCAACCGAAGCGCAAGTAGACCAGCCATGGAAGTCCGGCGGCGTTGGTAAGAATCCATTCTCCGGTACTCGTGACGAGGCAAACTGGAAGGCTTACGCTTGGGGTCAATGGGGACGCTCTATCATGGGCAACCGCAAGGCCGCTGAGTGGTGCAAGGCTAACCTGAAGGCACAGTCTGAAGGCACGACAACCGCAGGTGGTTTTACCGTTCCGGATCCGCTGTCGAGTGAGCTTATCTACCTCCGTGAGCAGTTCGGCGTTGCGCGTCAGAACTGCCGCATCTACCCGATGTCCAGCGATGTCCTCAACGTGCCTAACGCAACGGCATCGACCACTGTGTACTATCCGGGTGAGAATACCGCTATCACCGCTTCCGATATGACCTTTGCACAGGTCAACTTGGTTGCAAAGAAGCCATCTGTCCTTACTCAGGTTTCTAAAGAGTTGGCTGAAGATAGCATCATCGACTTTGGTGCAACCCTTGCCCGTGACATGGCGTACGTTCTTGCGAAGGAAGAAGACCGCGTTGTTTTCAACAATGCAGTCGATAGCACGAGCGGCCTCGATGGCATCCTTTATGCTATCTACAGCAGCAACGCAACCAAGGCTAACATCGCGTCCTTGCAGGTCTTCACGACCGGCCAGACCATCACCTACAGCCCGACACTTGCTAACCTTAAGGGTATGGTTGCTAAGCTCCCGACATACGCCGCTAACGCTAAGTGGTTCATGCACAAGGAGATTTGGTACAACGCGATTGCACCTCTGCTTGACGCACTTGGTGGGAACGCTATCAGCGACATCGCAAATGCTTACGGGCCTACGCCTATGCTCTACGGTTACCCTGTCGTGTTCGTCCAGAATATGCAGAAAACCTTGGCAGCATCCACGCCTTATGTCCTCTTGGGTGACCTGAGCATGGGTACCGCTTTCGGTGACCGCCGAACCGTTACCATCGAGGTTTCGGATCAGCGCTACTTTGTTGAGGATGCGCTTGCATTCAAGGCAACTGAGCGTTTCGCATTCAAAGCGTTTGACATCGGTAACGTGGATGCAACAGCAGCCAACCGTGTACCGGGTTCGCTTATCGTCGGAGCATCCGCAGCTACATAAGCCTAGCGGTTTCTATCTCAAGCCCTCGGCAGACGTGCCGGGGGCTTTCTTTATATGTGGGATAGTGGAGCATGATGACACGAGCCGAAGCGATAGCGCAGGTATCACTTTTTGTAGATGCCCAGTCCTATCCGCAGATGTCCACCACCGACATAGGGAGCATCCTTGATTCTTTCTCACGGTTCACCACTTGGACGGCTAGCACCACCTATGCTGTCGGTGACCGTGTAGTGCCTACAACGCCCAACGGCAGGGTCTATGAGTGCCGCGTGGCTGGAACATCAGGCACGACACAACCCGATTATCCGGTCTATTCTCCTTACCACGTCAAGGGCTACACGCTGGAAGATGGCACCGGAGACCCTACCCTGATGTGGGTTGATATGGGACCGGCTAACGTGGAACGTTACGATGTTCGCACAGCAACCCGCCAAGCGTGGATGATAAAGGCTAGCCGTTGCGCTAGTGATATCGATGCTAAGGAAGGCACGAGCGATGTAAAGCTCTCCCAACTCAAAGCACACTGCCTAAGCATGGCAGAGCGATATAGACCGTTGGTGTTCGCATGAGCCCGATACTCCGCGCAACCCTTCAAGCCGGCATGGTGCGCAACCTGTGTCAAGACCGGGTAGAAATACACCGCTTCACGCTTACCGAAGACGGCAGGGGTGGTGCTACTGAGACATGGCGTAAGGTTGCCGAGTACAACGGCAGGCTAACCAACCAGAGCGACACAGAGAGCATCGTAGGTGGTGGCATCCAGTCATCTGCGCAGTGGACTTTGATTATCGCTGTAGGTGCTGACGTGATGCCGCAAGACCGGGTCTACCGGGTGGGCGATGATTCGAAGTATTACGATGTCATCGGGACAGACTTTGGGCAGACAGAATTACTTGTACAGCACGTAGGGCTGGTGGAGCGGACATCATGACAGCAGAGATGTGGGTACAGATTGGCATACAAGCCTTCATTACGACTATGTCAATCGGTGCCGCTTGGGTGGCATTGCAGGTCAGGCTGACGCGCCTGGAGACTCAGGTGGCACACATCATCAACACCTTAGACGGCCAACAGCAGGAAGTGCGCCGCATCGAGCAGAGACTCGGTAAACTCGAGAATAAGGTTTCCGCTTTGGAGGCGATCATACAAAGATGAACAGCATTTCAATCAAACGTTTAGTGGTCGTTGTGATCGTGGCATTTGTAGCTGCTTTTACCTCGGTATTCGGTGATGGCATCCGCACCGCTGAAGCACACGACATCAGCGAGCTCGGCGCAGTGCTGGCACTCTACGGGAGCAAGGCGGTAGCGGCGGGTGTCTCCGCTGCGGTGAGTTCTGTGCTGGCGTTCTTGACGATGCCGTTCAAGGGTGTTGAGGCAAGTGCTTTGAAGGTGGGCAAATAATGGTCTATCAAAACGTACGCATCGAACAGCAATTAACACCGACATATGACTGGCTAGTATTCGGTGAAATCTACACAGATGATGGCGTGTTCGTTGCTGACTTTGGACCTAATGGGACATCGGTATTCCAGTGGTTTCCACAGCAGGATTACCAGTTTCAATACGACCTTGTCATGCGTTTTGTACCGTTGATGGGTGCAGAGATTGTGAATGGAACGGCTGAATAATGGCAACCGCATACGTTAGTTCATCTGGCTCTGCTGCCTATCCCGGCACTGTCGCCGCGCCTACATCGTTGGCTACGGCGTTCTCAACTGCTGGAGCAGGTGACATTGTCTACATCGCTCCCGGCACTTATCGTGGCACGTTTACACTCGGTGTATCTGGCACAGCAGGAAACACTATCCAGTTCATCGGAGACGCTGGCTCAACTCAAGCCATCAGTGGAATCACACCCGGTATTGTACGCATCACCAACATTTTAACGGATACAGCATTCCCGACTAACGCCACGATGCTAACCGCTACCAGTCGCAGTTACTGGAGTTTTGAAGGCATCTATTTCGACGGCTACGGCACGACAATAAGTCAGGCTGCTTTATCATTGGTGACGTGTGCAAACTTTAGTTTTACAAAATGCACATTTGCTAATGTACGTCAAACATCGGTAGTTATGACAACATCAGCGGGCGTAGCGGTAAACGCTTCGTTCTCCAAATGTACGTTCGCAGGGACTGGCATTGCGTTTGGTGCTCCAACTCATAGCGGTAACTATAGTGTTGGCTTGACATTGACGGATTGTTTTGCATTAGGACAATTAATTGCAATGGCTACGACCGTTGGTGGGGCTACCAGTACTAATGGGGGCAATGTTGTAATTTATAACTGCTGTGGGTTTGGAGGCGTTCCATTACTTTTGTACAGTACAAACACCGCCGTTCCATCTGTTGTAAGAAACTGTATATTTAATGCCATCAATGGGTTTGTTCACGGCGGTACGGCTGGCTCATGCGATGAAGATTACAATGTCATATTTGGTGATTATTTTGGTATGAACGCAGGTGCTAACACGATTCGTGGTGGCACTTTTGGTCTTGACTACGGATACTCCGCACTCGTCGGTATTCCTTCACCTTCATTCTTCGGACCTTATTTAGGTAGTCGTGCAATCGCAAGTGGTGTTGTATCTGGCGCACCTGCGACCGATATCGATGATGTCCCGTGGTATCAAACGACACCAGACCGAGCAAGTTACACCTTTGCTGGTCGTAACAATGTTATTCGATTCTTCAATCCATCTGATACCAACACCATCACCATCGCTCCCGCCAGCACCTCCCAAAGTATCGAACTCTACCTAGGTGCTACAGGGCTGACCTTTGCCACCTCCGGTCTAGCGGCATACTACGTCCGCAACCAAAGCGCACCGGTGGCTATTACGCTGGTCACGCAGACACCTACAGGCGCGTGGTCTTCTGGTGGCTTTGCTGAGATAAGTTCAAGCCTCGTGCCGGGCGTGTATCGGCTTGATGTCCCTGACGCCGCTTTTGCCGCTGGCGCATCTGATGTCACGATAGTGGTCAGAGGTGCAAGCGGTACTAACGGCGCGGTGCTGACGGTCACGCTTTCAAGTGGTGGCTTGACGGCAGCGCAGACAGCAAGTGCTGTATGGGGAGCTTCACCTGCTGGATACGTCGATGCAACCACCTTTGGTGGTGTTCTTATGGAAACAAATGGAACCGTAAATGGTATTGATTCAGAGGTAGGTGATATTCCGTCTAACGTCTGGCAAGAGTTACGTGCAAACCACACGACAGCCGGTACGTTTGGTCAGTACGTCAACGCGGAGTTGGTTACCCCGGTTACATCTGCCGCTCTGGTACGCATGGGGCCGTTTGAAGTTAGGGCGGATGGCTTGGGGGCATCTGATCCGCTTGACATTCAGAAGGGCGCACAGCATGGAATCGATATCCAGTGTGTAGACAACAACGGCGCAGGGATTGACATCACCTCTGCAACGGTTACGGCTAAGGTCTACAACTCAGGTGCTACGCTGGTAGACACG